GGCGCCAAGAAGGGCAAGCGCTCGAGCGGCAAGAAGAAGTCGGGCAAGAAGGCCAAGAAGCACTCCAAGGGCAAGAAGGGCTCGAAGGGCCGCAAGCTGTCGGGCGGCGCCAAGAAGGGCAAGCGCTCGAGCGGCAAGAAGAAGTCGGGCAAGAAGGCCAAGAAGCACTCCAAGGGCAAGAAGCACTCCAAGGGCACGAAGGGCTCGAAGGGCCGCAAGCTCTCGGGCGGCGCCAAGAAGAAGATGAAGAGCTGCGGCCGCGGCAAGGTCCGCTCGGCGATGTCGGAGGACTGCATCAATCGCTGCGGTCCGTCGGGCGCCACGAAGCGCCGGTCGAAGACCAACCAGTGCGTGCGCCGTTGAATGACTGACTGCGCGAACGAGTCGGCGTAGTTCGGGAGCACCCTCCTCCCCCCTTTTTTTGTCGCGGTGCGGCGTCGCGTGCGCGTTCCGCGCGCGTTCCCGAAAATCGCCGCGACCAAGAAGAGGTTTCGAGGAAAGAAAGGCTCGTTTCGCGCCCGCGATGGCACAGGACGACGACGAGTCGGGACCGTGGCTCACGCTGGGCGATGGGGACGGGTGCGTTCGGATCCCCCTGCTCGTGGTGCTCCCGTCGCCGGAGGCCGAGCTGTACCGCGAGACGCGCTTCGCGCTGCTCGAATCGATGCTTTGCGAGTCGGTCGATCGCCTGTACCGCATGGCGACGCGCGCCTTCCCCGACACGACGTCGATGCAGAGCGCCCACGTCGTCTTCGTGCGCGACACGGCCCTCCTGCGCGACCTGTGCCTCGACGCGTGCCTGCGCCACGGCGGGTACTACAACGGCGTCTCGGACAACTACGTCTCGCGTCTGCCCAACGCGCCCGAGGTGGACCGCAGCGTCTTCGACGTCGACATCGCGCTCGAGCGGCGCCCGCTGCACGCGGCGGCCGCGGGGTGCGCGCCGCCCAGCGCCGCCGACTACGCCGCGAATTCGGGCGCCGTGCGGTCGGGCACCGCCACGGCGCGCCTCTTCGACGCGATCGAGGCGGCGACCGCGGCGGCGCCGGCGGCGGGGTCGGCGCCTGCCGATGACTGGCGCGCGTCGGCGCGCCTCTACGAAGCGCGGCTGCGCATCCGGCTGCACGCGACGCGCGCGCAGCGCGAGAACGCCTACCACACGCGCGTGAACGAGGCGGAGTACCTCACGCGCGCGCCGGCGCTGCGCGTGGTGCGCACCCTCTGCCCCGCCGTCGAGACGGCGTGGTCGGAGTCGGCGTCGCGCATCGTCGCCATCACGCACGGCGCGGGCCACCGGCCGCCCCAGGCGAGCATGTCGTGGGGCGGGCGCTCCGACATCCGCGAGTACCCGGTGCGCGGCACCGGCCCCGAGGCGGCGCGTCCCAAGGGCCTCCGCGTCGTGATGCGGCGGCACCAGCTGCAGAACCTCGCCTTCATGCTGGCGCGCGAGGCGCGGCCGGTGTGGCGCGACTTCTGGTTCCCCATCGACGCGCGCGACGCCGACGGCGACGCCGCGCCGCTGCTGTACTCGCCGATCTACAACACCTTCCTCTCGCGCCCGCCGCGCGACGCGCGCGGCGGCTGGCTGTGCGACGAGATGGGGCTCGGCAAGACGGTGAGCTGCCTCGCGCTCATCGCCGCGTCGCGGCGCTCCGTCGCGTCGGCGTCGGGCGGCGGCGGCACGCTCGTGATCTGCCCCGTCTCGCTGCTGTACCAGTGGCGCCGCGAGGCGGAGACGAAGGTGGCGGGGCTGCGCGTCCACGTCTACCACGGCGCGGCGCGGCACCGCGGCGACGTCGAGCGCCGCCTGTGCGAGGCGGACCTCGTGATCACCTCCTCCTCCATCGTCGGCACCGAGTTCGGGCGCGCGCGGCGGCAGGGGATCTACCCCGGCGCCGTGCTGCCGGCGCTGGCGCGCATCCGGTGGCACCGCATCGTCGTGGATGAGGCGCACCTCCTGTCTGCCTCCGACACGCAGCAGGGCCTCGGCGTCATGCAGCTCGAGTCGCTTCGCCGCTGGTGCGTGAGCGGCACGCCGCTCTCGCAGTACTCGCTCCACGCGCAGGCGCGCTTCCTGCGCCTCCCGCTCGGCGACCCGCGCAAGGCCGCGCTCGCCAACAACGCGTGGAGCACGGCGCTGTGGTCGGCGTACACGCCCGCCTTCGGCGAGCGCGTCACGCCGCGCTGCCGCGACTGGCGGATCCACTACGCGCTCAACGTCTGCATGATGCGCCACACCAAGGACCAGCGGCTGGGCGGCTTCCCCGTCGTCGTCGTGCCCGAGCTGCGCGAGCAGACGGTGCGCGTCCAGCTCACCGCGGCCGAGCGCGCGACGTACGACGTGCTGCACGAGCGCACGGCGCGCGCCACGCAGCGCGAGTACGTGATGCGGCTGCGCGCGCTGCTCGAGAACCTGCTGCGCTTCGTCAGCACGGGCGAGGAGACGGCGGTCGAGGAGCTGCCGGCGGATCTCCCCGCCGCCGACGACGCGCCCGTCGTGCGCCTCGCCGCCGAGGCGTACGCGCGGCTCGAGGGCGAGACGTGCGCCGTGTGCCTGGGCGAGTTCCAGCAGCCGTCGCAGACGCGGTGCGCGCACATCTTCTGCTACGACTGCATCCAGGCCGTCATCGCGCGCTCCTCGCCGCGCTGCCCGCTGTGCCGGCAGGAGCCGCGCCCCGTGGCGCGCGTGCTGCCGCCGGCGAACGAGGAGGAACCGCGGGAGGAGGAGGAGGAGCAGCAGGACGTCGCGATGGAGGAGCCGCCGCCCGACCCCGCCGCCGAGTCCCTGCCGCCGCCGCGCTTCTCGAAGATCGAGTACCTTCTGGACCACGTCGCGACGATCCGCGACGACGACCCCACGGCGAAGGTGCTCGTCTTCTCGCAGTTCGACAGCACCGTCGCCGCGCTCGCCGACGCGCTCGGCGGCTGCGCCGAGACGATCCGCGGCTCGATGGCGCCCACGCGGCGCGCGCGCGCGCTGCGCCGCTTCGAGGAGGAGGCCGCGGTGGGCTGCCTGCTGCTCACGACGCGCACGGCGGGCGCCGGCATCAACATCACGTGCGCGAACCACATCGTCATCTACGACGTGCAGTGGTCCAAAGGCCTCGAGGACCAGGTCGTGGGTCGGGCGTGGCGCATGGGGCAGCGTCGCCGCGTGAACGTGTGGCGCTACGTCTCCGAGAACACCATCGAGTCGCGCCTCGCCGCGACGCGCAACGCGGCGAACGGCGACCACCTGAGCGGCGCCACGCTGCGCGGGCTACTGGCGTAGTGGACGGCGCAGTAGTAGTCGAAGTTCGGGCTCCATCGCCGGTAAATTCTCATTTTGTCGCACAGTCGAGCTTGCGTTTTTGTAGGAGCTCCTGGTGAGCCAAAGAGCTCCTAGTGAGTTAACATAATAATATTGCGCGCTAAGTAAAAGCGGTACAATGACGGACGGCAATGGGGTGCTCTGGCTTCCGCTGGCCGCGTCGTTCGTCTGCCTCGTCGCGAAAGTCGCTCTGTACGCGGCGGGCGTGCAGCCGTTCAACTGGCGAGGTCTACCGTCTGGGCACGCGGCTGTGATGACGGCGCTGCTCACCCACCTCGCGCTTGGCTTTCCGGAGACGAAGCAAGCACTAGGCGTGGCCATTGCATTCTCCGCGCTATACGGCTCCGATATACTCTTGTTCTATTACAAGGGCCCGCGGGGTAGGGACGGATTGCCGCTCGGGCACAGCGCGGTGGAGCTTACGGCAGGCGTGGCCGTAGGCGCGGGTGTAGCTCTCGCGTACCACCGCCTCTACCGCCTCGACGACGAAACGTCGGCAGACAAAAGTACGTAGATAGCTAAGTAAGACAAAAAAAAGGTCCTGTTGTTCACATTTATTACGTTCAAATCTTCAATCGCGCGCTACGCTACTCCCACGTCACGCGCACGGGGCGGTCGACGATCATCACCGAGACGGGGGGCGCCGCCGAGAGCGCCGTGCGCTTGCGCTTCTTGTCCTCCTTCGTGCGCCGCAGCGCGCGGTTGTTGTCCTTCTCGATCTCGCCCAGGTTCCGCCGCACCCACTCCAGGATGCCGAACTCGAGCGCGAAGTAGACGAAATTCAGCTGCGCCGGCGTCGACGCCACCCACGTGTCCTCCGAGCCCTGAAAAAACACTCTCGACCTCCGCGCGAAGGGGTCGAACAGTTTCCGCCGCCACACGCGGAGCCACGCCTTGTACTCGTGGTGGATGGAGAACCAGCGCGACGGCGCGCCGCGCGCGTCGAGGCGCAGCAGCGTGACGGAGCGCCGCTTCGCGTAGTTGGTGACGGTCCAGTCCAGCGCCCGAAGCGAGACGCGACCGCCGCAGCCGCCGCCCTCGCGCCGGTTGGCGACGAGCGGCTCGACGACGGCGTGCAGCGCGTCGCCGACGAAGAGCGCGCTGAGCTCGAGCAGCCGCGTTCGCGCCCGGACGCCGACCTCGTCGTCGTTCTTGCGCACCCAGAACGTTCCGCCAATGCACTCGAAGGCGGGGTCGGCCTCGTCGAGCGGCGGCTCCAACATGCTGAGATCGAGGGGCGGCGCCGACGGGCGGCGGGGTCGGGGTGCCCCTGTTGAACGCATGGTTCGAAAACGCGGCGACGCGGCCGAACGCGCGCCCGTCCGCGTTCAGACCGACGTCGAGAGACCCCTCCGTGCAAGGTAAACAAAAAAGACGAGGCAGGCGGGATGCCGGAGGCCGTTTTTGGGGGCGGGCTGTGCGACTTTTTCCGCCACGCGGAACGCTTCCTGTTCTCGCCGCTCACGGCGCACTTTCGCGGCGGGCCGCGGTGGGCGGGCGGGTGGGAGGGCGCGAGCGACGCCACCATCTGCGCGCACTTGGGCCACAGCGACGCCGCCTTCTGGGAGGCGAACGCCGTCGAGTGCGCGCGCCTGATCGACCGACGCGCCGCGTCGCACGTCGTCTTACTCCGCGCGGCGGCGTACGTCTACGTCGTCTCCACGCTCGCCGCGCGCTACCTCGTCGTGCGCCCCGCGGCGCGCGAGCTCGCGCGCGCGCTGCGCGCCGTCGGGCACGAGGCGGGAGGGCCTCGCGAGCGGCGCCGACTGCAGGGCTAGGCGCCAGGCGCTAGCTAGCCAGCTAGCTGCGCCACCGCGCCATGCACGTCTGCTTCTGGCAGATGTAGAACACCGTCGCCGGCTCGTCGGCGGAGCGCGTCTGCCGCTGGAAGAACACGATGTCGGTGCCGCCGCACTTGCGGCAGCGCGTCTGCCCGGCGGCCACCTTTATTTTGGTCAGTCCCGCCTTCTTCGCCTCCTCCTCCGCGCGGAAGCCCTCGACGATCGCGCGCGCGCGCTCCGTCTCCAACGCGCTCGGCGCCACCGTCGCCAGCGCGCCACCGTCGGCGTACTCGTCGCGGAGCTCGGGCCTCAACCGCAGCGCGTGCACCAGCGCCGAAACGGTCGCGCCGTACTCCACGAGCGGCACGCCGCGCTGCACGCCCGCCTCCACGGCGCGCGCGTAGTCCTCGGCGTCCACGCCGCCGCCGCACGCCTCGCGCAGCGCCACGCACGCGCGCACTCGCCGAGCGCGGTGCGCGACGACGGCGCTCATCGGCGCACAAAAAAAGCGAAAGGGGGCAGTCGCGCAAGGGGCGAAACAAGGGAGAAAAAAAAGAAAAACCGGAAAAACAGGAAAACGTGAAAAAAGTTCAAGGAAGGGGGTGGGTGCGGGTCGCCGCCGCTCACCGCGAACCGCCGCCGCACACGACGTCCGAGTGACCCCACGCGCCACACCGTTTGCAGCGCCGAATCGGGCACCACTTCTGCGAGTGGCCGAGGCATCGGCAGTGGAAGCAGCGGCCGAAGAAGGCGCTCTGCAGCGCCTGCTGCGGCTGCAGCCCGCCGCGCACAGGCGGGCGCGTGCCCTTCGTGATGACGTACCTTCGCTCGGGCGTGAACTGCTGCGTGAGGGCGCGCGGGTGCGTGAAGAGCGTCGGAACGTCGGCGGGGGGCACCGGCGGAACGGGTCGGTACCCGCGCGGCGGCGAGCGCAGCACGATGCCGGCGACCTCGCCGCCGATGACGGAGGCGATGATGATGCCGACGAAGATGAACGCGCCGCTGGGCGTCGCGCGGGGCGCCGCCTGCGGCCTCTTCGCGACGTGGACGAGGCGGCGGACGGCCTTGGGCGGGTGCTTGGCGGCGAGGCGGTGCGCGGTGGCGCCGGCGTCGTCGTCCGACGAGTCGTCGTCGTCGCCGAGGACGGCGAACGGGTTGGTCTGTTGCCGCGTGGAGGAGGTGGCCATGGTTCGCCCAGCGTGTACTTGTTCTCGCCGCAGAATTTCCGTGCGTTCGCGGTAGCTCGGGCACAAAATCGTCGCTCAGAAGAAATCACCCATCGCATGGCGGCCCTCTCAGTGGGCGGCAAGTGGGGCCTGATCGGCGGCGGGTTGGGGCTCGCCGGGGGCATCACGCTCGCGCTGGCGAAGCGTCGCGCGCGCCCGCCGCAGCAGCAGCGGCAGGAGCACGACGACTCCGACACGCCCTACCTCGACGCGCACGGCGACCTCGCGTCGGTGTGCCTCGAGCTGGCGCAGTTCCGCCACGTCGCGCCTCGCGAGTTTCGCACGATCCGCGAGTCGCTCGAGCTCGTGCTGGAGATCGCGGCGCGCGCCGGCGCCGCGACGCGAAGCACCGTCAACCACGCGTGGCCGGGCATGGTGCGGCACGCGGCGTACCGCGGCGCCGAGGCGCTGCGCCTCATGCACGCCAAGCTGGAGAGGGTGGGGCGCGGCGCGACGAGCTTCAACGAGGCGGCGACCGAGATCCAGACCGCCTTCGACTCGTGCCAGCACAACGTCACGCTCGATGTCTCGTGCGCGGGGGGCTAGGAGGAGGCGAGGCGGGAAAGATTTTCTTGCGCAGCGGTAAACGCGGCCACGCGATACGACATGCTCTCCCCCTTCGACTTCGTTCCCTGCACGCCGCGCGCGAGCGTCGTCTACGGCCGCGACTACCCCGCCTCGCAGCCGCAGCAGCCGCAGCAGCAGTCGTCGCAGCATCCGCAGCCGCTGCAGCCGCTGCAGCTGCAGTCGCAGGACGAGGAGGCTGCAGCCGGAGGATCGGCATCGAACACCGCCCCCGTCACGCTCGGCACGACGATCGCGGTGGCCGTGGTGCTCGTCGCGGTCCTCGGCGCATGGCTCGCGAAGCCCGGCGCGAAGCGCACCGCGAAGCGCACCGCGAAGAGGTGTCGCTGAATCCGGGTTTCGGCCGGCGCGTTCGACGCGACCCCGAGAAAATGTGCACCCACACTAACAACACAACACAAAACAACACAGCTCTGGAACACACAACACACCGGTGAACCATGAGTGCCTCGACCCAGGCGGACGCGACGACCCCGGCGGTCCCGACCGACTTCGTGCAGGAGAGCGTGCGCAAGTTCGCCGCCGACCTCGACAGCTTTCTGGCGCAAATGCGCCTGGTGTGGCCGCACTGCCAGAACCTCAAGAAGCTGCGGCTCGAGTTCGACGTCTCGGTGACGCACGCCTTCACCGAGGAGACGCGCGCGGCGACGCAACAGACGCTCATCGAGGAGTGGCACGCGCAGCTCTCGCCCTTCTACGAGCGCGTCCGCGCGCACGACCCGACGGTCTTCGACGAGTGCACGTCGGACCTCGTGTCGAGCATCTCCATGGCCGAGAAGTACCGCACGTGCGACGACGACACGAAGAAGGCCATCTTCGCGTGGCTGGTGCGCCTCGACGACACGGCGCAGATGCACCACCTGTACTCGCAGGTACCGCACGGCATGATGGAGACGGTGCAGCAGGCGACGGTGAACATCGCCGAGAAGATCCGCACCGGCGAGCAGAACCCGTCCGAGCTCTTGAACATGCAGTCGCTCGCGCAGATCGGCATGTCCGTCGCCGAGCAGCTGAAGGAGGACGACCTGCAGAGCCTGACGCAGAACCTGGTCGCGGATCCCTCCATGTTCCAGGGGCTCGGCTCGATGTTCGGCATGATGCAGGGCATGCAGGGCATGCAGGGCATGCAGGGCATGCAGGGCGTGCAGGCCATGCAGGGCGTGCAGCCGGGCGCGGCCGGTGCGGACGCGGCGCCCGCGCCGCCGTCCGCGGAGGGCGGCGCGAAGGAGTAGCGCCGCGCCCACACTCGTAGCGCGATCGAAAAAATAATCAGTGCCTACAACAACAACAGCAACAACAACAGCCACGCCGCGGAGTCGATGGAAATCCTGCTTCCCGACTTGCGCGACTCGTGCCTCCCCGTCTTCTGGCTGCTCGCCATCGTCGCCGTCGTCGTCGGGCTGTCGCGTCGCCGGCCGGCGCTGCTCGGGCTGACGGCGGCGCTGTGCGCCACCGTGCTCTGCGTCGGGTGCGGGCGCGCGGCGGAGCGCGCGAAGCCCGCGGCGGAGCGCGCGGAGCCCGCGGCGGGCGAGGAGCGCGCGGAGCGCGCGCCGCCCCCCGTCGACCTCGCCCCCGTCGCCTCCGTGCCGCAGCCGACCCGCGCGAAGCTGATGAACTCCGACGCGATCCTCACGCGCGCGCTGGCCGATCGCGCGCTCTCCAACGTCACGCCGCTCACCGCGCGCGACGGCATGATGGACGTGATGCGCGCCGGCCTCGCGCCCCCGGACCAGACGGACCGCTACCTCCGGCGGCGGACGCCGGCGGCGGAGGAGGCCCCCGCGGCGTGAGGCGGCGTTCGCACGACACCGACCGCCTCCCTTTTTTTGCTGTTCGGTATCAAAGAGCGATGGCTTCTGCGGACCTCACGGCGGAGCCCGCGGCGCGGTCGGGATCGCTTCCCGTCTGCCCCGTGGGCGACTTCGAGTCGCGGCGCGTCGTGGGAAGCTCCGTCCTCGCCTATGGAATCGACGAGAGCTGGGGCAACGTCTACATCCTGCTCGGCAAGGAGCAGCACGTGCCGGGTTGGAACGGCTCGGAGAAGTGGTCCGACTTCGGCGGCGCGGCGCACGCGCAGGAGTCGCCGCCGTACACGGCGGCGCGCGAGTTCCACGAGGAGACCTGCGCGTGCGTCCCCTTCTACGCGGGCGAGGCGATGCCGCGCCGCAGCTACGTGCCGCTCGCCGAGGCGTTGCAGGCGGGCGAGTACACCTTCAAGCTCGAGACGCCCGTCGGGCGAGACGGCGTGTACATCACGTACATCCTGCAGATCCCGCTCCAGCCCGAGGTGACCGAGGCCGTCGAGCGGACGCGCGCCGCGCTCGCGGCGCTTCGCGCCGGGTCGCCCGACCTCGCGCCGTCCGCCGCGCTGCAGGGCCACCCGGCGATCGACGGACGCGGCGCGCTCAACGTCGACTACATGGAGAAGTCGACCGTGCGCTTCTGGAGCGCCGTGCAGCTGAAGCGCGCGTGCGGCAGCCAGGCCGGCACCATCCAGTGCCGCAACCGCTCGAATCCGACGCACCAGGAGCAGCTGCGCGGCACCTTCCGCCACCGGCTGCGCATCGTGATCTCCGAGTTTCCGACGGAGTTCGCCGCCGCATCCGTTGACGCGGAGGGCGTCGAGGGCGCGTTCAAACGGCCGATGAAAGTGTGTTTCGATACGTACAACAACACGTACAACAACTCGCTGCCAAGCCCATGTCCGCCGGATTCGAGCATAGCCAACAGCACCCGCCGCCCACCGCCCGGGCTGACGATGTGCCCGCACTGACGACGGCCGCGCCGGCGGCGGAGGCCGCGTCGCGCACGACGTACCCGTTTGAGATGCCCGGGCAGCGGGTCTTCCTCTACAACGTGGCGCACGCCGAGCAGCACGTGCGGAGCAAGCGCCCGCTCATCCGCATTCTGGGCGTCCTGCCCGACGCCGCCGCGGCGATCGCCACGCTGCGCGACATGCCGCTGGACGCGCCCGTCTTCATGTGCGAGGCGCGCAAGTTCACGCTGCTCTCGCGCGCGCCCGAGCCCGAAGACGCGCTCGCGCGCATCGAGCAGATGGCGAAGCGCAGCCACGAGGCCTTCCAGCGCAACAAGCAGGACTTCGAGGCGCGCACCTCCAAGGCGAAGGAGGAGTTTGCGAGGCTGGCCAAAACGTTCGACGACGAGCACAAGGGAATCGCGACGGAGGCGGGCGACGGGGAGGGCGAAGAGGGCGCGGAGGCGCCTCCCGCGCCGACGCCTTCGGCGCAGCCGCCCGCGCCGGCACCCGGAGACGCCCCCGCGTCGGAGGAGCAGGGGGACGAGGAGCAGGATGCGGAGAAGGGGGAGCATCCCGCGCGGTGGACCTCGGACCGCGAGGTGCGCAACCAGCAGTTCGCCTGCGTGAGCATCATGCTCGACGACGACGCGGAGCGCGACGAGCCCGCCATCGCCGTCTACGCCGCCTTCGCGAGCGAGGAGGACTGCCAGCACTACATCCGCAACACCGCCGCCGCGGTGGTGCACGAGCACGACCTGCTGTGCCTGCAGATGTACGAGTGGGCGCCCATCACGGGCGACGCGCTCGCGGCGATCGTGGAGGTCGGCTACCGCGACGACAAGCTCGCCGAGATGATGGGCGGCGTGCACAAGAACCAGCTCGACGTCGACAAGTTTCGCGCGCAGTGCGCGCAGGACGACGTCGAGCCGACGGTGCTCGACTTCAGCAAGCCGGACGCCCCCGAGTCCGGCGGCGGCGCCGAGTCGAAGGAGTGAGGAGGAGGTGAAGGCGGTGCTTACAGTCCTCTATGTATAATTTTTGCTTTGCCTACGCCCTGCGCTACCCGCTCCTACGCCTCGCCCTCGAAGCTGCTCTCGTCGTCGTCGTCGGCCTCCTCCTCCTCCCCCGACTCGAACTGCATGTCGGAGCCGCCGTCGGAGGCCGCCTCCTCCTCGTCCGACTCCGACAGGTCCGAGACGTCCTCCAGCATCAACGTCTCGTAGTTCGCGTCGACGTAGCGCTTCACCGGCGCGCGCGTCCGCCGACTGCGCCGGGGCGCGTCGGCGGCCGCGGGCTCCTCCGCCAGCAGCGCGCGGTCGAAGGGGAATTCCTCCACCAGCTGCTGCACCTCCGCCTCGGGCGTCAGCTCCTCCTCCTCCTCCTCCCCCTCCTCGGCGACGCCCGCGCCGCCCCCCTCGGCGTCGTCGTCGGAGTGCTCGATGAAGTCGCACAGCGAGCCCTCGGTGTCGCTGCCGTCGGTCGAGCGCGTCTCGAGCCCCTCGTCGGAGGGCGGATCGGCGCACGACGCGCCGGTGGCGGATCCAACCTCTCCCTTCGACTCGGCGATCGCCACACCCGTGTTCAAAGTCAACGTTTCGATCGGCACCTCCGCCGGCGCGACCTCCACGAACCGACGACCCTTCACGCCCACGACGTCGAACGACCACGCCGCGTCGATCGACGAGCACTCGTCGAAGCGCAGTCGGTCGCCGGGGTTCGCGGCGAAGGGTCGAGTGAAGGTCACCTGCACGACCCGCTTCGCCTCGTCGCGCACGAACGACGCGGATTGGCCCGCCACGCCCAACCGCGCACGTGGCATGGCGATTGGACCGGTTTTCACTTGCCTACCCCGAACATTCTTCTGCTCGCCTCGCGAACGCGCGGTCGGGGTCGGTTCGCGCATTTTTTTTCTCCGCCCAAAGGTAAGAAAACGAGACCGACGTCTCCCACCCACCTCTTCTCCTCCACCGACCTTTTCACCTCCACCTTTCCACATCACCATGGCCCTCGCCCTCCCGTCCAACTTCTCTTCCACCGGCGCCATCTCGCAGCTGGTCGCCACCGGCCAGATGAACGCCATCCTCGAGGCCCAGGACGGCGGCGCCACGCTCTTCCGCTCGACCTACTCCAAGATCTCGCCGTTCGCGCTCAACCAGGAGATCATCAAGGCCGGCGGCTCCGCGTGCTGCCACTGCAACTTCTCCGCCGACTCCAGCCACACCTTCCAGGTGCCGCGCGCGTCGGACCTCATCTCGCGCGTCTACCTGAAGCTGTCCCTGCCCGGCCTGGCCAACGTCAAGAACGGCAAGGAGGTCGTCGCCGACGAGGCCGCCAAGGCGGCGTACGACGAGCACGAGGAAGGCGACGAGCACGCCGTCACGGGCGCCGAGCCGTACTGGAAGTCGTCGGTCGGCCACTACATCATCCGCTCCATCGACGTCTCCTTCGGCAACTCGAAAATTGATGAATTGTCGGGCGAGCTCATGCACATGCTCCTCGAGCTCTCGGGCAAGGCGGGCCAGCGTGAGGGTCTGGACGAGATGATCGGCCGCGGCACCGAGGCGGAGCTCAAGGCGCGCTCCAAGGCGCCGCAGATCCTGTACGTCCCGATCCCGTTCTACTTCGCTTCTGGGGTCTCGGGTCTAGCCCTTAGCTTGGTCAGCCTCCAGTTCCACGACGTCGAGTTCTCCGTGGAGCTTCGCTCGATCGAGTCGTGCATCGCGAACTACGAGGACGGCGTCACCAAGGCGCGCTCAGTCGCGGGCTCCGCGTACGACGCCGAGGGCGACCTCGTGAAGATGACCGACGACGTCACCTTCCCGGACATCAAGGATGCCAAGTTCCCGCTCCAGATGGAGGCCATGTCGGTCTACCTCGGCCAGGCCGAGCGCATGCGCTTCGCAGCGGCCAAGCAGGAGATCCTCGTGTGCCAGAACCAGAAGCAGTCCAAGGTGAACATCAACGGCCGTGAGGAGATCGACCTCAAGTTCAACCACTGCGTCTCGGAGCTCGTCATGGGCGTCCCGCGCAACGACTCGCTCGAGTTCTACGGCAAGGAGGAGGCGCTCACCAAGCGCCCGCGCGAGGCCCTGGAGAGCTTCCACCTCTCGCTCAACAATCAGGATCGTACACAACCATCGAAGGAAAGCCAGTTCTACCGTCTCGTGAGCCCGTTCCAGCACCACCAGTCCATCCCGCGCTCGCAGGTCTACTCGATCTCCTTCGCGCTTCACCCGGACCAGATCAACCAGCCCTCGGGCTCGCTCAACATGTCGCGCGTCGACGACGTCGTCCTCCACATCAAGGAGGGCGCAAAGGGCTCGGGCGCCAAGGCACGTGGCGATTTTCTGTACATATTCGCCCGCTCGTGGAACGTCGTGCGCCTGTCGCTCGGCATTTCAGGGCTTGCTTACAGTTTCTAAATAATTTGAGATTGTAAGTGGTCTCTCCGTGCGCGGAATGCGATTCCGCGTCGAATGAGGGTAGTGTGGGTGGGTGAATAGCCCTCCATCCCTCTCTTTTTTTCTTTTTTCTTTTTGGCGGTGAGTGGAGGTCTGCGTTCGCCAGAGGCCTAGTTTTATCTCTGCAGTATGGAAACAGGGCCCAAACGATGTCTAAACGGAAGCGGGAGGCGAACAAGACCGATTCGGATGAGGTGGCCTCTGTTTTGGGCGAGTTGGTGGATCGTGTAGTGTCGCAGACCCTCACCGAAAAACGCAAGAAGAAGTGCGCGTGGTGCAAGAGCCTGGCACACGTGACGGCGGACGGCAAGGAACGTACACTCTGCGTGCCGTGTTTGAAGATTGCACGCGAACGTACAAAGCGGCGCGTTACCCGCGCCGCGGAGAAACTGGGCCACCGGGTGTGTGGTGCATGCGGTCATGAGAAACCGCTCGCCGAGTTTGCTCAGCATGCCGAGGTGAAGAACCGCAAGAGGCGGAACAGGACGTGCAAGTCGTGTACGGATGCAATGGCAGAGCGCCGACGGACCGACCCCCGGCGCCAGGCGTGCCAGGCGTTCTGGGACACGTGGAAGCAGCAACCGTGTGCGCACTGTGGCGTGCACAATCCCGATGTGATTGAGGCCGATCACGTGATCAAAGGTTCAAAGACGGAAGGGATGTCCAACATCGGCCACTGGACATTCAACGGCGGCGTCGAAGCGATGGAACGCGAGGCGGAAAAGTGCCAGCCCCTGTGCAGAGTTTGCCACAGAGTAAAGTCGCGTGGCGAGTACACGGAGGAGAAGAAGGATCGGGTATACTCCACTTCGTACGGCGCAGTGATGAGCCAGAGGTACCGCGAACGCAACCACGCCTTTGTCAACAAACGGAAACTGGAGGCGGCCGAGTGTGTGGTGTGCAAGCGCGGCGTCACAGAGGAAACGTTGTGCGCATTTGACTGGATGCACGAGTCGTGGAAGACGAAGGGTCGGTACGGAAGCAAGCAGGCGGGTATCGGTGTACTCGCGGATACGTGTGCATCCCTCAAGCGCGTGGACGAAGAGCTCGCCAAGTGCAGGCTCGCCTGTGCGAACTGCCACAAGCAGGAAACGGACGCGGAGAACGCCAAACGCCTGAGGGCGGAATCGTAGCGTAGTTTGTACTTCTAGTAGTTACGGTAGCTACTCCGATCGCATCACGTAATCTGACCCCCGCACATGCATATTGTCAAAAAAATGAGGCAGAAAACGACCGAGAAAAATATAGGCGCTCAGGCAAAGGGTAGCTAGGTAGGTCCCTCTCGCTCTTCACTTTTTCTTCTCGCCCTTATCTCGCCATGCCGGGCGGCCTCGTGCGCCCGTCCACGCTGCTCCCCGCGACGCGCTTCCTCGTCGCGCGGTGGGGCCTCGACGGCGACGGCGGGGCGACGGTGGGGGACGGGTGCTCGGCGTCGTCTCGCCCGCCGCGCCCGCTGCCGCTCCTGCGCACCGACACGCTTTGGGAAAGCGCCGAGAACGGCGCCGAGGCGGCGGAGTGGGTGCAGCGGCGGAGGCGGCAGAACCTGAGGCAGATCGCGCGCCACGCGCGCGGCGTCGGGGCGGGTGAGGGTCACGAAGGGTAGAGACCAGCTCGTGCTCGCAATCTTTTTTTCCCAATGTTTGTATTTCATATTTCCCAAAATGGGTGAACGAAACACTGATCCCAAGGCTTCTGGTCGTTCGGTGCATACTTAGGGTCGCGCGCACAGCTAGGCGCTCCCATTTTCAGTGTACACGTACCCGCCACCTCCCCGTCCTCCGTTGTCTCACCTACTATTGGCCTCCAAACGTAGTGCGTACAGTCCGTTCCGCATCGGTTCACGATACGTCTTGTAGTATCACAATCCGGGTTCGGAGTCATGCTGATGTCATTGTGTTGAAGAGGCAACGTTTCGCTGTATTGCGCAGCCTCGTTACACAAAACTTCACATTCTTCTCGTGAATGAAGTGTATCGCCGCGGGGACGTGACATCGTGATGATGTCGCGATCGCAGCACAAGTCATCGACATGAATATAGTCCTCCCGTCGCGAAAATGCGCCGCGAAGCGGTTTTGATTGGGCGTCCGAACCGGAATCGAGGTTGATCGGGTTGAATGTGATCGAATCCGCTGTGGCGTCGGTATCGCCAGGCATCGTGGGAGCGGTGTGGGAGTGGAGGGGTGGGGCGTCGAGTTGAGGTGTGGGGGTTTCCCTTTTTTATAGGACACAACAAAATAACAAAAAACATCACAAAATCAGGGTCGGCGAGAAAGGCCGGAGCATCCTACCCGCTCTCCTCGACGAGCGCCGCGGTGGGCACGGCGGGGCGCACGAGGATGTTGGTGGCGGCGTCGGCGACGTCGGGGCGGTCGCGAAGCGTGTCGGCGTCGTCGCGCAGGTCGTAGCCGCGCGCCGCGCGCGTCGGCGCGGCCCGCGCCACGACGGCGGCCGACTGCACGCGCCCCACCCTCCTCGAGTCGACGGCGCGCAGGTCGTGCTCGGCGTCGTGGTGCGTCGCCGCCGCCTTGCCGCCGGCGCGCACGGTGCCGCCCACGCCGAACGGGTTGCGGCGCGCGCGGTCGCGGCCGAAGACGCCGACGGTGGCGCGCTCCAGGAACGCCGTCAGCTTGTGGCCGAAGCCCACGTCGCGCTTCGCCAGGTTGGGGCGCGCGCGGCGGAACTTGCGCGGGTGCACCGCGCGCCCGCCCGCGGCGCGCACGCCCTGCGCGGCGTCGGCGCGCCGCCGCGCGACGGCGTCGCTGCGCGTCGGCGCCTCGTGCGCCGCGTCGTGGCTCTGCGCCGCCTGCACCGTCGTGCCCCGCTCCGCGCGCGCGCCGCTCTTGAGCTGGTTGACGCGCTTGGGCGCGGCGTG